AAAGCCCTCAGATGACAGCCACGGAGGTCATCGAGCGGACCAATGAAAAAGGCATCCTTTTGGCGCCTACAGTCGGCCGCCAGCAATCGGAATACCTGGGGCCGATGATCCATCGGGAACTCGACCTCCTGGCCCGTATGCACTTATTGCCGCCCATGCCGCCGGCCCTACGCCGAGCCCGCGGGGAATACTCGATCGAGTATAAAGGCCCGATGGCAAAGGCCATGAAAGCCCAGGAAGCAGCCGGTTTTATGCGAACCCTGTCCATGGTTCAAGAGCTTGTGAACGTAACCCAGGACCCCAGCCTCCTAGACCCGTTTGATTTCGATGTTGCGATCCCAGCGATTGCCGATACCCAGGGTGTGCCGGAAAGCTGGATGGCGGACCCGAATACGATTGCCAAGAAACGGCAGGGCCGGGCTAAACAGCAGCAAGTGCAACAGCAAATTCAGGCGGCACCGGCCCAGGCAGCGATGATGAAAGCCCAGGCTGTTCAAGCGAAGGCCGGTATGGGGCAACCTCAACAAGCGCAGCAACCCGTTGCACCACCGCAACAACCGGCTGACCAAGGTACGCAAGGTCAATAATGAGAAACCTTTATTACAAAGTTCGAGACTTTTTATTGAGGCGAAAAATCGCCTATATTCAAGTCTTTAACTTGGAAAATCCCCACGTCGAACTTGTACTTCGGGACCTTGCAAAGTTTTGCCGGGCGAACGAGACTTGCTTTCATCCCAACGAGAACACGATGAAAGCTTTAGAAGGCCGGCGAGAAGTTTGGCTTCGTATTCAAAACCACTTGCATTTGACCGCGGATCAGTTATGTGCCCTTTATAACCCAGGCGTTGCCCCGACGGCAACCCATAATTCCGGAGACGAATAATGTCACAGACCCTTAACCCCGCCCCAGTCCCAACCCCGGCTCCGGCCCCAGCCCCAGCCCCGGCCCCATGGTACTCCGGCTATGATGCCGAAACCAAAGGATTTGTCGAGAACCGCGGCTGGGCCGCCAAAAAACCTGAGGAAGCTTTAAACGAAGCGATCGGCCTTTATCGCCTTGCCGAAAAAGCAGCCGGTGCGCCGCCCGACAAACTTGTTCGACTTCCCGATGACCCCAATGATGTTACCGGCCTGCGGACCCTTTGGGATAAGCTGGGCGTCCCCAAAGACCCCAACGGGTATGATCTGACCCCGGTGAAGTTTACCAATGGTGCGGAACTTGATCCGAAATTCGCGGATTTTGCGAAATCGACCGCATTGGAATTGGGGCTGACGCCCGCGGCCGCGCAGCAGCTTGCAAAGAAATTTGTGCAGTTCACTGAGGCGACGGAGGGCGCGGCATCGGCGGAATTTACCGCCAAGGTAAAAGCCGAGCACGAGGCGTTGCAACGTGACTGGGCGGCGAACTTTACGACCAACCAGTTTATCGCGTCGCAAGCCGCCAAGACCCTTGGTATTCCGGCCGAGGCGGTAAAAGCGTTGGAAGGTTCCGCCGGCTACGCCGCAGTCATGAAAATGTTTCATACCCTTGGGCTAAAGATGGGGGAAGATCGCTATGTTACGAGCCCTGGTGGTGGGTCCGGCGGTTCCGGGTTAATGTCGAAAAGCGGCGCCCTGGCGCAACTTGCGGCATTAAAAGCGGATACAGCGTTTGTAAGCCGCTACCTGGCCGGCGATCGGGAAGCAACTCGGCAAATGTCAGACCTCCATAAAATTATTGCCGAATAAAATAGGTATTGACAGGCGACAGATAATTACTTAAACCTACCCCATCTTTGATTTAACATTTCAGGAACGAGTTCTATGCCCGACAACTTTCCCCAACTGTTTACCACGCAGTTTGCGACCAATCTGGAACTGAAGCTCCAGCAAATGGGCACCAAGCTTCGTGCCACCGTGCGGGAAGGTATGCACGTTGGTAAATTGGCCTCGCCGATCAACCAAGTCGGTGCAATCACCGCCAAGACGCCGCCGGGTGTGTTTGCGCCAAAAGAACGTACCGACCCGAACTTTACCCGGCGTTGGGTATTTCCGCTGCCGAAAGAGATCGACCAGTTGATCGACACCTTCGAGCAGCTTGAAACCATTGTTGATCCAAAATCGGCCTATGTCGAGAATGCGGCCAGTGCAATGGGTCGTGCAATTGATGACATTATCATCGGTGCCGCCACCGGCCCGGCCCAAATCGGGACGGACAATGGTAGCCTTTCCACTGAAACCTTTGCCACCGCTACGTTTCAGATTTTGGATACCTTCGGTTCCACTGCGACCTCGGGCCTGACGGTTGCCAAGTTGATCGAGGCGCGTCGCATTTTCCGGCATTATCACAATGACCTGGACACCGACGCGCTGACCGCGGTTATTGGCTCGCAGCAAGAAAGCGATCTTCTGAACCAGGTCGAGGTCGTATCCACCGAATACAATGATCGCCCGGTCCTGACCGATGGTAAGCTGACCCGGTTCCTCGGCTATGATATCAAGGTTATTGAGCGGCTGCCGAGCATTGTTGCAAGTGGTTCCGGCGCAACCTGCCGCGGCTGTTTGCTATATGTGAAATCCGGTCTTTATCTCGGCGTTTGGAAAGATCAAACCAACCGGGTTTCGATCCGAAACGATCTGTCCGGCGAGCCGTATGATCTCTACACGAACATGATGTTCGGCGCCACACGTACCCAGCCGGGCAAAGTGCTTCAGGTATTGGCGACCGATACCCAGGGCGCCGATATTACCCCGTAATCGTAGGGGCTTCGGCCCCTACCTTGGTTCTTTTGTTTTGAAGGAATATTTTCTATGGCTATTGTGAACCTCAAGTCGCCCGTCATCAATCAGTTGGATACGGTCCCGACGATTTTCGAGACCACCGGTTCAGGTGGCCCCGGTTTTGTTCGCGCCATCAACAGCTACCTCACCACGGATAGCGGTGACAGTTCGACCTCGACCTATAAGTTTGTGCGCCTGCCGACCACGGCCGTCGTGAAGCATGTCCTGATTGAAGGCGCGGCCGAGACCGCCGGCACGTATAATGCCGGGGTCTATTACAGCGATGCGCCGGTTAACGGGGTGTTCGATGGCACGCCCCCGAGTGTGGCCGGCACCGTGGTTAACGCCACCCTGTTTGCGTCGGCCTATTCCCTCGCCGCGGCGACGGCCGAGCCCACCGACATTGTGAACCAGGCGGGCAACTATCCGGCCACCAACCGCAATCAGCCGCTTTGGCAGGCGGCCGGCCTGGCTTCCGATCCGGGTGGGTTCTTCGACCTTACCCTAGTTGACGTGACCGGCGTGACGACCGGTGGCCTCATCGGGATCGAAGTCGAGTACGTTCTGTAAAGGGGCCGGAAATGGCGCGTTACGCAATCGCTGGCGTTTTGCAAAATTATGTCAGTTCTTCGGGACGGCAAGTTTGCATTCCGCGGTTTCAAGCTTCGACGGGTACGTCAGGGGATTTGGTGGTTGAATTTGATAGCACCAAGTTTACTTCGGTGGCCCAACTTAAATTGGCGTTCGATGAACTTTCAAAACAATTGCTCGGGGTCGGCGGCCTCGGGCAGTAACGGAGAAATTTTATGGCTGCTGTAAACTATTATGTCGGGTTGCAACGAGGCCAGGTCGGAAAAATCGGCCAGGTTGTAAACGGTGTTGCCAGTAATGGCACCGGGTCCGACGTGGAACTCCGCATCCAGATCAATAACGGTACGAACGCGACCGGCATCACCCGGCACGACGTACTTCTGGCCCTGGACGTACTGCGCCAATATATTGCCGGCGCGGGTGTTCCGCCGACTTCCAATCCGGAATATCTGCCGGTTCTATAATCATGGCACAGACAGAAACCTATCTTCTCCCCGCCAATACGGCCGCTGGCACCTATTCGACGGGTGCGGGAACTTGGACCAAGAATGGTTCTTCGACCGGGTTGCTGGGGGGTATCTATGCCTTGGCGATCGTTCTGGAAACCGCAACGTCGGTCCAGCTATGGGCCATGGGGCCGGATGGTTCCACCCATTTGAACGTTGGTGCCTCTCAAACGTCCAATGCGTTTGTGCAGCCTTTATACTTGCCGCCGGGCAACTATGGTGTTACGATTGCCGGCGGCACGGCAGCGGTAAGCCTATCACGGGTTCCGTCGTAATCTTGCCGCAGACCTCTGGAGAGGATCATGTTGGCATTTCAAACTGAAGTGGATATTGCAAACCGTGCTCTCCAGCACTGCGGCGCCACACGAATTGAAAGCTTCAGCGACGATAGTAAATCGGCCAGTGAAGTTTCTTTTTGCTATGATAAAGTTCGGCAGGCCGAGCTTCGCCGCAACCCGTGGAAGTTCGCAATTCGCACGACATGCCTCCGGCCCCTGAACTCACTGTCCGCCATTCTGGGGCAGTCGCCGAGCTCCACAACGGGTATCCTGGCCGTTGGTGCGAGTATGTTTCTGCGTCCCCCTGTTTATTCCGCATCTGTCAGTTACCCCTTGGGCGCGATCGTCGCCGACGTGAATAACGTACTTTGGCAATCCCAGACGCCCAACAACCTAAACGGGATTTTTGGGCAGCAGTGGACAGAATTTTTTGGATCGCTTGTCGTCTCTCCATTTGATACGACGGACCAAACTGCCTACTACCCCGGAGAACTCGTTTACGAGACCCTGGGGCCGGGCCAGTTCAACACCTACCTATCCCTCTGCTACACGAACGGAGCCGATCCAGGGACGCCCACGCCGTACAATTCGACCGTGATTTACTATGCCGGCCAGGTGGTTCAAGATGCCAACCTGACTTCCTACATGTGCTTGCAAAATGGAACCATCGGGGTCGAGCCCGACAGTCAACCGTCCCCATGGTCAGTGTCCACAACCTATGCCGCGGGTGCCAAGGTTGCGGCGACTGACGGCTACATTTATACGTCGATCGGCAGCGGGAACATCAATCACAATCCGGCGAATGATGCGAGCCCAACTTATTGGACGCAAAACGGTTACGTGGCCTGGACTTCTGTGTTTAGCACGTCGTTGGGTTCCGACAACTGGCAGCTTATTGATTGTGAACTTGCACCGATCAATATTATCTATCCGATCGGGACCGGCCCCACATGGCAGACTTTTACCAAGAATATTTTTCTTTTGCCAAATGCCTATCTTGGGCCGGCGCCGCAAGACCCGAAAGCCGGCGCAAACAGTTTTCTTGGTGCTCCCAACGGGGACCAATACCGCGAATGGCAATATGACGGCAACTTTATTTTGTCGGATATCGACAGCGTGATCGTTCTTCGGTTTATCGCAGACGTGAATGAGGTCCCGACTTTTGATCCGATGTTTTGTGAAGGGCTGGCAGCAAGAATTGCGATGGAGGTTGTTGAACCTTTGACGCAAAGCCTGAGTAAAATGCAGACTATTCAGGGTGTCTATTCATTGACCATCAAAGAAGCACGCGCCAAAAACTTCATTGAAAGCGGCCCGGTCGAGCCGCCCGAAGATGATTACGTGGCTTGCAGGATATAGCACATGGCACGTTCCGCATTTTTACAATCGAGCTTTTTGGGTGGTGAATGGAGCAACTCGTATAATGGTCGCGTAGACGACCAGCGGTACGTTACCGCCATGCAGACATGCTTAAACATTATCCCAGTGGAGCAAGGGGCAGCCTGCCGTCGGCCCGGCACGGCCAATGGAGCGTACACCCGAGCCGGTGTGCCGGCCAAGATTGTCTCTTTTCCTTTTGACAATGACAACCCCTACAATCTGGAATTTACAGATGGCCACCTTCGGCTTTGGTCAAAACAACAACTGGTAACATATGTCCCCTTGGAAATCCAAAGCATTAATTCGGCGTCGCCATCGCAAGTTGCTACGGTAGACCCACATGGTTTTTCGACCGGAGACCAGGTTATTTTCTTTTTCTCTGGGGCGATCTCAACTGCGCAAGCGGCGCTTTATCATACAGTTTGTTCCGTTCAAGTTATAAATGCGTACCTGTTCAATATTTTAGATGGGGTCACATTACAGCCGATCAGTGTCAATATTTCATCTTCGGGTATGACGGTTGGAAAAGTTGTTGATTTTTCCACGCCATATACAGGAGGTTCTTGGTCCACAATCCAATGTGTATTTGACGATCAAAGTGCGATTATTTTGTGTCAAGGCTATCCGCCATATTTGCTGACGGCTGTAATAGGCACCGGCATTGTCAACTCAACTTATTTTTTCACCTATGCCCCGTTTCAATTTTATGATGGGCCATATCTTGACCCGGATCAAAGCACAACAGTTACGGTTTCTGCACATGCGCCCAACACAACTGTTTTCGCTACGTTTGCCAGTATCGCCAACATTAATAATGGCGAGGGGTTTTTACCCACTGATATCGGTCGATGGATACGAATTTTGGTCGAACCCCCCGCTTACAATCCGACTACGGCCTATGCCGCTGGACTTTGTGTTTCCTATCCGGCACAAGCCGCCAAAACCAATTATGCAACTGCTTATTATACCAATTCTTCCGGCACGACATTAACTGGGGTCATTCCAATTAATTCTCCAAGTTCGGTCGTCACCGTAACCGTGGGATCAACGGCAACTTCCAATACGCTTACCGACTGGGAATTGTATTTTATGTGGCCCGCCTACATAGTGGGTACGATTTCTTCGGTAGTTAATTCTAACGAAATCGAAATCTCGATCCTGGAGGATAGCACCAACGGGTTCTATTCTGTTTTTTCCACTTATCAATTAGGGGTTTACACCAATACCCCTAATCTTGATGGCAAGGCAGTTTGGCCAACAAGTGGGGTTTACCATGAAGGCCGGCTTTGGCTGGGTGGTGCGGTCGTTAATAGATTTGACGCCAGCATGTCCAACCTTATCAATCAATTTTCTTTGTCGAATGCCGTGGACGCATCCGTTAATGACAACAATGCAATCAGCTATACCTTGAACAGTTCTGACGCCAATGAAATTGTCTGGATGCTGCCGGATCAAAATGGGATCATCATGGGCACCAAAGCCGGAGAGTGGCTGGTTCAAGCTTCTACTCTATCCGAACCGTTGACGCCAACCAGTATTCAAGCGCATCGCGTGACCAAGATCGGTTGTGCTCCAGTGTTGCCAGTGCGAACTGGTATCTCGATCGCGTTTATTCAAAAGTACAAACGACGGGTTATGGAATTTTTGTCGGACGTATTCACCGGCCGATACATTGCCCCGAACCTTAGCGAAGCCGCCCAGCATCTTTCGATTTCGGGGTTGGAAGAACTGTCTTATCAAGAAGAAACGACCCCGATAATTTGGGCTCGATGCGGGAGTGGTTCTTTGATTGGTGCCACATATCGTAGGGTCAGTACGTTTATCTCGGAGGTTCCAAAGTTTATTGGCTGGCACCGGCATGCCCTGGGTAGCGGCAATGGCGTCATAAGTATCAGTGTTGGGCCATCGGCCGACGGGACTTTAGACACGTTGGCGCTGGTGACGCAAAATCCAATAACTACCCACTGTTTCGTGGAATTTTTGACCCCTATGTTTCAAGAAGGAGCTCCAGTCACGACGGCCTGGTTTCTCGATAATGCGATTGTTCCAACGGTGCAGTTTAACAATCTTACACAACCAACCGCCCTGGTCTTGGGCGGCCTGACCTATCAAAACGGCAACACGGTTACAGCCTTTATCGCCGGGCTTGACTGCGGAGACTATACCGTTGCCAATGGCCAGATCACTGTGCCCTTTGGCGCCGACGCAAACCAAATGTTGGGTATTCCCTATCTTGAACTTATTTCGTCATCCGGGCTCGATTTCGGCCAGGCGGCGGCATTTGAGTATAATAGCGGGATGACATTTCCGGTGGTTGTCGGTTCGCCATTTACCAGTCAAGGACAAATCTTGCGGCCAATCCTCCCTGGCCCTGGTCAGTCTGGAGCCCAACTTGGGCCGGCCCTGGGTGTTACACGTCGCGTCGATCAGATGGGCGTCAAGTTGGTAGACACCCAGAACATTTATTTTGGTACGCGGTTCGAGCAGCTTTACCCCGCGTATTTTAAAAGTCCGGGCGGTAATCCATATCCCGCAAACCAACTTGTCACGGGGGTATTTGAGACCAATATTGCAGATGATAACACCTTTGATGGTTCCTTGTGCTGGCAGGCCGATCGGTGTATGCCGGCGACAGTATCCGCCATCAGCGGCTTTATAACGACGAACGATAGGTAAGGATCATGTCAGGAAGTGCCCCCTCTGGCGCATCAATAGGCCAAGGTATCAACGATATCGGTTCTGGTATTGGGGACCTTTACACTGCCTCGGGTGATTTTCAGGAAGCAAATTCTTATGAAAATGCCGCAGCAATTGCGGCACAAAATGCGACGCTGGCGGCGGAAAGTACTCGGGTTCAAGAACAGGTGGCCGGCCGACAAATTAACGAAACCATCGGAACTCAGAAAGCCGATGTAGCCGCGGCTGGGTTTAGCGCAAGTGGAAGCTCGATCGCATTGTTGCAAGCGAGTGCGGAACAGGGAGCGCAAACAACAGCCTTGATTGGTATTCAAGGCAACATTACTCAGCTTGGCTATGAACAACAATCCAATGCTTATGCGGGTGAAGCCGCTGCGGCAAATGCGGCTGGCCATGGCGCTACCGCGGCCGGCATTGGTAGTATTCTTGGCGGAATAGTAAGTTTTCTTTAGGACCTTGATATGCCCAATATTGCCACGTACACCAATCCGATCGACCATATCACGCCTAGCGAGCAAGGCACGGAAGCCTATGAACAATCTGGTATGCGGATTGCGGAGACGGTCGATCGCACGGGTGAAGCCTTTGACCGCTTAGGTGAAACCTTGGGAAATGCCGCAGTCAATATTCAGCGGCAATATAATCAGCGTCTTGTAAGTCAATACACGGCGGCATCAACGTCGCTATTTGCGAATTTAAATGACCAGTGGAATAACGTCGTTAAAAACACCAACCCAAACCTAATTTTACAGGCTCAAAAAGCCTTTATCGAAGATACGGTTAAACCCGCGCTCGCCAAACTGCAACCCGACGGCTATTTTGACAGTGAAGCGCATGAGTTTGCGCAAGAACATTCCGCGGATATGATTACCCATTTTATCGCCAAAACTACGGCCGACGTAGCCATGGCAAATGGCCAAGCTCTGGTTATAAATTTAAACCAGGCTAAGGATAGTCTTTCTCATGCCGTAAACCAGGACCCGAGTTCCCTGGACTATGCTTTGTCCACGTTCCAAAAGACCGCAGCCTCGATTATTGGAAACTCTCATGGCTTGACAGCGGCGCAGATTATCACGGCCCGTAGCGAGGTAACGAAAGATGCCCTTGGTCAGATCGCTTTCTCCGGAATTGCTGGAGCTATTAACAAAAACCCGACCGCCGGCCTGGCATTGTTGTCGGCCGGAAGGTATGCTCAATACCTCACCACAACTCAGGCTCAACAGCTGCAGGATTATGGCCGCACGATCATCCGGTTTAATGAGACACAAGCGAGGATAGGGCAGGCATTGCAAACGCTGCAAGCAAATGAGTATGCCAAACAAACCTACAGTGCCGCAGTGGGTAGCTTGATTGGTCCAAATGGCCAGCTTCAGCCTATGCAGCCGCAAGCTTTTGCTGAATTTATGCACGATCAAAACGTCCCCGGTCCAGATAAACTTTCCATGCTGAGGGTTCAAGAACAGATTGCCGCCGGCAAATTAGCACCGATTGGGAACCCGCTCATAGCTACTCGGCTTTTGTCCCGTTTGGCGTTGCCACCCGGTTCGCCCGGTGGCGCGACGATGGCTGATCTGACTTCCGCGCTTGCGAAAGGTGACATATCAAGCACAACATTTCTACTCGATAAACAGGTTTATGATGCGGTTCAGCATGATCGGGTCTATGCGGAAAATATGAAAGCGTTTACGCAAGCGATTGGAACTTTTCAATCTTATATTATTGGCGCGTCTGGCAACAATGCAGCACAAGGATTAATTGCTTCGCATGCCTATATGGAAGCTGCACAAACCGCCTATATGGCCGGCCTTGCCAAAGGGTTAAAACCGTCTGACATGTTAGACCCTGGGGGTAAAGATTATATCGGATCAACCCAAATGATGCTGCCCTATATGAATATGGCCACGCAATCCAATGTGACCGGGCCGAACAACTTTGTGTTTCCGCCGGATAGTGGTGCCCCGCCAGATGACAGCACCGCCATAGGGGCATTGAGGGCGGCGGCTGCCGCAGCCGGATCAACGACCGCGCCAACATTGGGTGATGGCGACGACGGCTCGACAGCGGCCAGTGAAGCTGCTATGGATAAGGCCGCCACAGTTCCGGACGATGGGAACCAGTAATGCCAGATCAACCACCTCTACCTACCCCCGCGGCCGCCGCTAATCCATGGACAACGTTGCCGCCGGTTTTGAACGGGCAAGGGCAAACCTATGTTCAGCGGCTAGAGGATAAAGGGTACACGCCTGCGGCCATCCAGCAATGGAAAGCTCGGCACATGAACCAACAGGTTCAGGCCGGCTGGAAACCATCTCAGATCGACCAGTTTTGGGGAGATCAACCCAAGACAGCCACCAACCTAACCGGCCAGGTTCAGAGCAACCTGACGGCGGCTACGACCTCACCCAATGGTGAACCAGCCGGGTCAGCAATGGCGGCTGCAAAACCCGTGTCGATCGGCAATGATGCGCAGTCCCTTTGGAGCGCGGGCGTGGCTGGGCTCGATGACAGCGTTACCTCCCTGCTTGTCAAAGCGCCAGGAAAAATTTTGCCGCAGCATGCAACCATGCTTCAAGATACTCTTTACGGTCTCGGTCAAGCTGCGGGTGATATTCCGTTCTATGTGTCGGGCGCGATCATGGGCGCTCCGGCCGGGGTTGCAGCGGGTCCAGTGGGGATGGCTGCTACCGGCGCCGCGGTGTCCAACGCCCTCCCTACGGCGCTGCGCCAAGCGCTTATTTCAGATTATCAGACACCGGGCGGCATCAAGACCTGGCACGAAGCCGCAACAGCGATGATGACGACAATGCTTCAGGGCTCAAAGGCGGCGCTGGAAGCCGCCCCTACGGCCCTTGTCCCAGCCCCGGTACGAGCCTTTGTCAATAAGGCCGAACCGGTGCTGGGAGCCCTTGGCGCAAAGATTACCGGCCATGCCGCGTCGCTTGTTACTCAGGCAGCGACTATGACCGGTATTGCTGGTGCCTTGGACGATCGGGTTCCGGATTGGAAAGATTTTGGTGCCTCCGTGATCTCGATGCTTGGCGTGCACGTCGCCGGCAAGGTCGTCGGGGCGATGGGGCGGCCAGTTCTAAATCCGGCCGGTAAAGCCGCGGAACAAAACGCCGCGGATATTTATGCTTCGACGGGTGTTCACCCCAAAGCCCTTGCCGCGGCAGCGGTAAAAGACCCTCTGGTAAAGCAAGAGGTTATTGCGCCCGCGGCGGCCGACGGTACTCGGGTCACGCCGCATATTGATGAATTGGCGGTTCCTGATACCACGGCTGAAAAAGCCTTTCTGCCAAAAGTGGAGACTACGGCCGATGAAAAAACTAAGGTTGAACAAGAAGCAAACGAGAAATTCGTTAACAACACTTTGCGTACCCAAGGCGTCGATGTAAAAGATGAGGCCGTTGAAGAAGGTGAAGAAGGTGAAAAACCGGAACCGCCCAAAGAAGGGGAAGAACCATCAGACGAATATTCTTTGCATCAGGACCTTCAAGCGGCGAAAGACTTCATTGGCGAGATACCGAAGAAACCGCGCTTACCAATCTGGACCCGATTGAAGAATATTATCGCGACATTCGACAGCCAGCTTTCGCCTGCTCATGCAGCCGATCTTCAGCTTGAACGCGCTGGCTTATTGTCCAAAACGGCCTCTGGGTTCGAGGATATTATGCGGGCAATCTATGCTTCCGCGTCACGCGCCAGTTCATTCTTCTATAAAGGTGGGTTCGTTTGGGATCAAAACGAAGAACGATATGTACCTACCGGCGCTCGAACTTATTTTGATGCGTTGAAAGCTGCCCAAGATGCCGGGGGTAATGAAGATGAGTTCAACCTGGTTCGCATTCATGCCAGTAATTTAGATCGCCAACCTAATCTTCAAGAAGGCCGAGTTACCCAGCTTGACCCCGAGGCTAGTAAACGGGTGTTGAACCATCCTGAAATTCAGCGGAAATACGGCGAAGCTTTAAAGATCATGAAGGAAGTGACTGATGCGCCGATCCGCTTTGCGCAGTCAGGCGACCTGTTATCGAAAGAGCAAGCCGACGCCATCATTGCCCGTAACCCAAACCATGTTTCCTTTCAACGCATTCTCGGCGTTACCGCTGCTTATCAGGCCAATCGCAAAACGGTTCGTAACCCCATTAAAAAGATGACCGGTGTTGCGGTAGATAATACCGATGAAGAAGCGAATGGCGATGAAGATATTCTTGGGGATAAGATACTGCAAATCAAAAACCCAAACCTTACCATGGTCGCCAACTTAAAAACCCTCGTAGCGTTAACCGATCTCAACATTGCCCGTGTTCGCATCTTTAAGAAGTTCTTTGGTATGTCGGCTGCCTGGCCGGAAGCCCTTGGCAAAATTGAATTAGTCCAGCCCCAGACCCTTGGCTTTGACATTACGAAAGAAGTCAGCCATGCGCTTGGGGAGCTTACCGACGAGGATGGCAACCCACTACTGCCCGAGGATGCACTTTCGCTAGAGCCCATGCTTGCGTTCAGAAGGATACAGCCGTTTTTACGAGATGGTGACGTACCATTCTTCCTGAACGGGAAGATGCAGATTATGCGGTTTAGTGATCCGGACTTAGCATCCATTTTTAAAACGGCGGGCGCGGGTGAAGCCCATCTGTTAACCACGATCGCCGCCGGTTTTGCCAAAGTCACCCGCGAAGGGATTGTCCTCGACCCGTCGTTCGGATTGCGTGCAGCGTTTCATGCGATCATGGGTTCGTCCGTAACTGGCGAACACGGCGCCCCACCCTTTGTCGATTTAATCCGCGGGGTCTTGGGAAGGCTGACAGGCAATCCGGACCTCTATGCTAATTTCCAAAGACAAGGTGGCGAGGCTACCACCCTGGAGGATTTAAACAGCAAATATACCGAGAAAAATTTGCAGGCTTTGCAAGAGACCGGCTATCTTCGGCGGGCATGGAACTCTGTTTTTAATCCAATCACGGCTGCAAAACGGCTCAGTCACATGGTTGCCAATATGGGAAACTTTGGATACTGGCTTAGAACTCGCGGCAAGCTGGGGGATTTTAAAGCTGCAATGTCGGCCCGCGAAGCGCATCTCGATCACGCTGAACCTAACCGCCATGCGTTTATGAACTGGTTCGCTAAGACAGTTACTTTCTTTCCGGTCGAGGTTAAATCCATCCAGCTTTTAAAGCGGGCTATGCTAGAACGCGGGCCGAGTACGGTTTTAAAAGGCGCGATGTTTTTGACCGTACCAGCTATCGGTTTACGCCTTTGGAACTATGAAGAAGATAAAAAACTTCCCGTTGGACAACGCTATATCGACCGACCACAATGGGAGCGGGATACTTATTTTCAAATTCCAGCAACAAATGGAACTTATCATCGTCTTATCATACCCTATGTTATTGGATTTCCATTTGTCGTTTTTCCTACACGAATTATGGATAAAATTTTGGAAAAAAATCCGCATGCGTTTGACGGCATGTTCCAAGCTTTTATGAACAATATGGTGCCACAATTTATTCCCAATGTGCTGATGCCAGTGGCCGAGAACGTCGCCAACAAAGTGTTCTACTCGGGGGAACCCCTGGTGCCGGATAAACTAGCCAAGCTTTCACCCTGGTATCGGTACACGGATAACACCACCGACGTAGCCAAAAAAATCAGTCAAATCATGGGGCCGATGGGCTTTAACTCATCCATTGATCCAGCGCCGGTTGTCATCGACAATTACCTCAGTGAGTGGGGCGGCCCGATGACGATGAAGCTCTTGCATACCTTGGATGCTGCCTTTGATCCGCGGGCGCATGAGAACCTTCAGGACATCCCCTTTGTCTCGGCGTTCAACATGACGCAGCCGGTTGGCATGCAAGTCTCGGAAATTCAAGACTTTTATACCGACTATGATAAAGTCCTTCAGGCGCAGGCGGATGTACAGCGGGCAAAGACCGACCCCGCGGCGCCGGTCATCCCGCCGTCGATCCGGCGCCTGGCCGCCCTGGATTTATCCACCGAGATCGCCGATCCAAATTCCCATTCCCATTCTGGCGCTCGAAAGGTTACTATGTCCGCGGCGTTGACCAACATGGCGAACGTAATTCGAGCGATCAATAACGATAAGACTATGACAAATGGGGAAAAAGCAGATAAAATTGACAGCATTACCGGAAAAATGATACAACTGGCCAATGCTGGCGAAGCGAAAATTCGTGCTGCCATGTCCGGAGATTAACTATGGCTGGTCCTTATATGACCCCACAACTGCCCAGTGGTGTCACCCTCGGGGTTTCAACCCAGACGCCGGTTCCGGTTACGACTGTGGGCCAGGTGTCAACCGTGGCTACCATTGCCGCCTTGCGGGCGTTCATTGGTGTTCCGACCAGTATTGTCGGGACTGAAGGCTATTATACAGTCGGCGACGGCAATGGCTGTTGGTATGATTTCATTCCTACCGATCAAACCAGTTCCGATAATGGAGGCAATGTGATTGTCGATGCGTCTGGCAACCGCTATTATCTTCAAGCTCTCCAACCCCTCAAGCCAGGAATGTTCGGTGCCAAGGGGGATGGTGCTACCGATGACAGCGCGGCTTTTCAAACTTTGTTTGCCTACATTAACGGGATCATTTTTAATGTCGCGGACGTGCAAGTACCGGTCAACGGCGGCGGTAAAGTTTATGCAACCTCGCAACCACTTTTGCTACCGTCTCAAATCAGCCTTCGAGATTGTTGTTTCCTGGCCCTTTCCGGTGCAAATTGGAGCGGCAACCCGTATGCAACAGCTTTAGGGTATGGCACAAATGGTATTCTCTACGGCAATAATGGGCTTTATGGGGTAACGCTCGATAGCGTTTACCTTGATGCCAACCGTATCGCCAATGTCCAATGTCTCTATCTTACTTCGGCTGGTAATCTATTCCTAAGCAATGTCAATGGGCGACATTGGGTTGCGACCGGCAATGGTCTAATCTTCGATCAGGGCGGTACTGCCAACTGTGAAAATCTGGATTTCCAGCAATGGGTTACAGCCGATGCGGAATATAATGTCCAAGCCAATCTTGGCGGCATGGCCCTGGGTTTCTTTAATTCGTATGACAGTACATTCGTGGCCGGCAATTTTGCGCAAGCCCTATATCCAATTTACATTGATCCAAATTCCAATAATCTTCGGTTTATTGGGGTCCATGTTTACACCGGCAGTCATAATGGCACCCCTTTTATAAATCCTTATGGTGTCATTTGCGATGGGTGGAGCATTCAATTCGCTGACACATACCTGGATTGCTGCAATATTATAATCCGCAATACCGCCTTGTCTAATTCAGGCAGGCCGCAAGTCTCAATCAAAGATACGGGCGGGCTGTATAATGCAGCAAATTCAACTTTCGGTTCATGGATACAAGTTACCACTACCTTGGCCAACACCCCACTGTATTCACTTTACTGCGAAGGAAACCGCATGCCTGGCGGTATTCCGCAATATAACTTTTTTACCATTGGCGCCGGGTCCTGGGAAATTGACGCGGGATTTATCACGAGCCCGTTGAATACTTTGACGGGCGAAGCCGATCTCGTTGGCCCTGGTGGATCGAGCACGACGTTCCTTGACAACGTAAACCTGTTGGGCGTGGCCTCGATTACGGGCGACGTGCGTAAACAGCAAACCAATTCCAATACGGCCTATCTTATTGCAATCGAAGATACCGGCACGGTTATCAACTTCAATGCGACTTCGGTTGGTATTACGCTACCAGTCACTTCAAAAAATATCCATTTTAAGTTTTTTGCTCCCAATTTTGCCCCCTATATTATTGCCCAAGCCGGTGCCACTTTAAACGGGGTAACGACTTCCATTGCGTGTCTGCAAAATAGAATGTACGACGTGGAATGTGGCGCAACAAACGAGTGGTTCATCTCTGGACCAGGGATAACTTAATATGGGCGCCGACCTTCCGGTCCCGATCGGCTATCTTCTTGGCCGAACTTTAGCTGGCGCCGGACCTCCACAACAAATACCTTTTGCTTGGGTAGCGGAGCAACTTGTCTCTTATTATTCTCAATCGAACGCCGCGGCAATCACGGCCGCGGTATTGACTGAGACCTTGCGTGCGGAACAAGCCGAAGCCAATTTACAAAATCAAATCAATGCGGGCGGTGGTGGCGGGGGCAGCCCGCCTACAGTTACCACGGGGATTGCCGCAGCCGGATCAAGTCAAGGTACGGCTACCCCATTGACGACAACTTGGAATGCAGCCTCGTCCACGTCGATCAACTATGGGGTGCTATTATTGGCATTAAGTCCCAGTACTTATCAACGCTTGACAAATACGGGCAATCTAGGTTTCCTGGTTTATCCCGCCGTTGGTCAACAGATCGGTTCGGCGGGCGTCAACATTGCAGTAGAGATTGAACCGGGTGCAACAGTTGACTATTTTGGATATGGAGGCGGTCAATGTTACGCACGTTAATTGCTAGTTTACTGGTGTGCCTCGGGATCGCGTCTGCAAATGCCGCCTCCTATCAGGGGCCGCTTTATGCTGGTGATACCCTGCATGAGTTCGTCCAGAATCAAACCCAGGCGACGGCTCTGGCGAACTTGGGCACCGTAGCCCATGTGCCGACGACCGCGGCTCTGGAGGCTCTCTATCCTCGCTACATCGGAGCCGGCGCTGTGGTGGTCAAAGACGGCTGGGATGCCGCGGGCGACATGCCACCGACAGAATATACGTTGGTAGCGTCGCCCTGCCCAGTAAACACCTATACGGGCGGCGGCGATGGTGGCGCGTATTTCCCCGCGGCCTATAATCCCGCCGTTCCGGGTGGTGAGTGCTGGACCATCGGGACACAAACTATCTATGACAGCACCGTCTGGGATGTACCGAATACCGGCCTCGATCCAAAGTTGACGAACGGCTCGCAGCTTACTGCGATGATTACCTACGTCGGCGACCTTCCGAGCTCGGCGGGCAGTCCGCAGCCAATGTTTAATGTCACCGGGCCGGTCTTGATTGACAGTTCCGTGACGATCAACGGAGCGAATGTCTACGGGTTGAATATGAACCTTCTTGTTGGCCCTGGTATGGGGCCAAGCGGCGGGGTATGCCCAGCGGCGGTGAATTTGGTCCACGTTGGTACTCACAACTTCGGGAACATCAACGTTGACGTGCAGTTTACGCCGGGCGTTGATGTGATGCACGACTCGGTGAACGGGACCAATCATATCACGATTCAGGGCGATCATTGGTACGGGATTTGCGGAAGCCAAACAGTAACCGGGTCCGGCACAAACGGGTCCAACTTCATCGCGGTGAATAGCGCGAGCGGCCTGGCCGACCTGATGGTCTCACGTGGCAACTCGGCGGTTGGTGGAACCGGCGGCGTGCTCGATCGCTCGGTCATTGTTGACATCCCTGATAGCACCACTTGCACGGCACAAGCTGGCTCTTACCCGTGCGTAGTGGTTTCCAAGGCGCTGACGGCAAGTTTTACGAACCAACCTCTTACCTTCACCACCGATGCGAGTGGCATGGTTTGTGGGTTCGGTGGAAACAATACAGGCGGAACCTGGCCCAGCGTCAACCTGTTTGAATATCTGAATAATAATTACCAGGTGGGTGTTGCGGCAGCCCGCTACGGCTACGCCTTTGAGGCGCTTGGTGGCACGTCCACCAATACCTCCTGCAACGATATAGCCATCTTGCATGGGCTGATCCAGGAGGGCGTTGCATCGCTCGCGCTTGGACCATATGCCAGCGTGCATCTATCGAGCATCGAGTTTAACAATGGCAATGACAGCACTTTGGCCGGCGCGCAGGCGACATTCTCCGGCGCCCAGATGACAACCGTTGGCACGGTCGGTACTTGGGCTCCCGGCCAAACCCTCACTTTCAGCGGCGAGACCTCGCCTCAGCCAACCATCCTCTCGCAGAGCAGCGGCGTCACTGGAGGGGATGGGGTCTACATCCTTAGCGCCAGCCAGAGCGTCACCAGCTTGCGCAATGTCCAGGCCCTTAATACCGCTGGTGCCGTGCAAGAGCCGAACACTCCGAACGTCCTGCTCGCGGCCGGTGCGGCCAAC